TCAACCGAGTGGCGGTTTTTCGTTGCACCATTGTCTAGGTTCCAAATAGGTTCCTTTCGGCGACTCGACTCTCATCTCCGTAAGCGCTTGATCGCGCTTACCCAATACAGAATCCACACCCCAGCCGACCACCTGTGCATAATTGCCGAATTCTGCATAAATCCGCATAAAAATATTTCCCTTTATAACCTGAGCCGCGCCCAGTGCTGGCGCGGCTTCCGCTTGTCTGCATGAGTGCATAATTTTCGACCTGTTTAGCGCGCGGGCGGGGCGGGGTGCTGATCGCGCGGCGCGGGGCGTGGCTGGCAGTGGCCAGGGGGTGGGGGCTGGGTCGGCCTGAGCTGGCGCAGGAGCGGCGCAAGCGGCGAAGGCAAGGTCGGGGAAAGGTGGCAGGCATCGAGGCTCACAGCGGCGTAGACGCACTATAAGGAGCCAATGCGTCTCATTCGAAATGAATAGGCAGCCAATAAAAATGGCCGCCTGGTCGGCGGCCGTATCGAGTTGCGGCGCGAGACTATGCCGCCGCTGATTCCGAACCATCCAGCGAGTACGGCCGGAACCTGACGATCTCCTCGCCGGCGATCTCGTTGATCTCCAGCATCGCGGCCTGGAGCGGTTCCAGTTCGTTGGCGACGAACACCCGGGCTGCCTTCTCCACGTCGCCAAAGCCGCCGGTATTGTTCGGGACGATACCCATCAACTGCGGCGGGATGCGGTGGCCGGCGAGCTGGTCGTCGCGGGTGATGTTCTTGATGTTCCAGAACTCGTCCTTGGCTGCCACCTCGCTGATCGGGATGATCTGCACGCCATCCTTCTTGCCGTCCGGTGCGTAAAGAAACAGATTGCGGAAGTTGCCGACACCCTTCGATTCCTTGAGAGCGTTGCGCATGGCATCGATGTCCTGGGTATCGTGCGCCGCGTCGCTGACGTACATCACGAACCCGGCGTGACTGCCGTTGAGGTAGTAGCGCCGCCGGAACAGCGTGGCGTTCTCGTTGAGCCATGCCGACTGCAGGCTACCGATATAATCCGGCACGCCGTAGATCGCCTGATCGATGTCCGGCTCGAGCAGATGCAGCACCCGGCCCGCCGGCAGCTCGGTGCGGTTGACGTAGTCCGGTACCCACCAGTAGCGCTCGCCGTTGGTTCCACCCCGCCGCACGTACTTGGCGCGCAGATGCCGGAACGGCAGGCGGCCGCCCAAACGGCTGCGCACCTCTTCGAGATAACCGTTGCCAAACACCAGGTAATCGAGCGCCAGACCCGAAAACGTCTGGCGCCCCAACAGCGGATGCGGCTCGAAGGTGCGCACCAGGATGTTGCGTTTTACCTGCAGTGCGCTGCCGTGATGGGCCGTCGCGCGATAGCTCTGAGCCAGGATGCGGAGCGGGATCGGCGGCTCGTACCACTCGTCCGGCGTCAGCCAGATGCCCTCGTAGATGATGTCCCGCGTCGAGGTCACCGGCACCGGATCGCCGAACGTGAACGCCTCCGCCCGTCCCTGCTTGGCCGGCGTGAATGCTTCTCCGGCACGTACTCTCACGCGCGGCTTGTCTGTGCTCATTCGTAGATCTCCATGATGGATTTGCCCGCGCCCTCGGCCGGGCCGTCGATCGGCTCGTGACTGAGCGCATGCATCGTCGCCCACGCCAGGTCCGCGTGGCCGGTCGCCTTGCTGCGCCCGCTGGTGTAGGTGTACTGCCTTCCGGATGCCGTCAGTTCGCGCTTGATCGCCATGAACGACTGGGCCAGGTCCGCCCATCCGGCGTCGAACTCCAGGCGGCCCTTGCGCATGATCTGCTGCGCCTGGATGACCAGCCGGCCCTTGACCGCCGGGTCGTAGCGGAACCGGGTCAGTGTCGGGAACCACTTGGCCACGTGTTCGGCCACCGCCTCGCCCAGTCCGGTCACGTCGATGCCGATGTGCTCGATCCGGTATTTGCGCTGGAACGACTTGATGAACGCGGCCTGTGCCGCGTAGTCAGAGCCCTTGAGCCGGTGGCGCTCGAGCACGCGGTGTTTCTCGCCGGCCGTGCGCGCCGGCAGCACCACCACCAGGCCAGCGCCGTCGCCATCCTCGCCGGTGCCGGTCGGGTCGTAGCCGATCCAGACTCCGCGGTCGGCGACCGGGCGCGGCGCGAACGGATGATAGAAGCGCTCCCACTCCTCCCAGCTATCGACCATGCACGGATGCACCATCGACAGCGGAAACGCCGACTGGCTGTCGTCGACGAACTCGCATTCGAACAGGTTGGCGAACTCGTCGATGCTGTACTCGAATTGCAGCTCCTCGATGTCGAACAGATCGCAGCCACCGGCTTGGGCGTCGTGGACCGTAACGATCTGCTTCCACTGCCGGTCTCCGCAGACTGAGCCGTCTTTCAGCGCCGCATGGCTCACGTCGATCTCGACCCGGTCGGCCTTCTTGCGCCGCTTGTTGATCCGCTCGCCGGTCCAGAACGGGTACGCCTCGTGCGCGATGGAGGAAGGCGTCGAGAAATAGGTCTGTTTGAATCCCTTGTGTGTCGCCATTGCCGAGGCGACCTTGCGGAACTTCTCGAAGCCGTGAATCCAGAAATACTCGTCGAGATAGACATCGCCGCCATAGCCCTGGGCGGTGTTTGCGTTGGTGCCCAGAAAATACAGGTGTGCGCCATTGTCGAGAACGATCGGATCTCCCCTGAGTTCGACGCCGGTCACTTCCTTGACGAACTGGATGATGTAGCTCTTGAAAATGTGCGCCTGGGCCTTCGATGCACTGAGGAAAATCTTGTTCTTGCCCGTGGTGAACGCATCGACGATCGCCTCGCGGGCGAAATAGAACGTCGCGCCGATCCGTCGGCTCTTGAGGATGTTGCGGATCCGGTGTTTTTTGCCCGCCTCGAGCCAGCCACGTTGATAGTTAAACAATGACTCCAGGAACGCCGCCTCGAGCGCCTCGAACTGCTCTTCCGTCAGCGCGTTGCGCTTCGGCTTGCGCTTCTCGCCCGCGTTGCGGCGCTCTATGTTCGGATTGAGATCGCTCTCCTTGCCGGTTTCCTTGTACCGGCGCACCCGCGCCAGGCGTTCGATCTGCCGGCCCAGCAGGTCGATTTCCTTGAAATCGCCGGGCGCCTTTTTCTCCTTGCCGATCAACTGCACCAGCCGCGCCTCGAGCGCGCCCTCGACGCGATCGGCCGGCGTCGTCGACTCCCACCCATCGCGTTCCTTCCACGAATGGATGGTCGCCGGCTTGATAGCGAGGTGCTCGGCAATGCGCGCGACACGCCAGCCCTGCCAGTACAGGTGGCGGGCCGTCAGTCGCGGGGATTCCTGGGGTTCGGGGGCTGTCGTCGTCATGGCGCCAGCCTAACGGTGCCCCCGGCGGCGGCAGGTGCGGTGCCCGTTGTGCATGCGCCATACACAACGGCCCCTCATTGAGATAGCGGACCCTCGCGGGGAACCTGACGCCACTCTCGCACAGAACGCCAGCCCCGCTTCCGAGGACCCGATTGATGGACAAATGGTTTCGCATCGCCACCGAAGGCGCCACCACCGATGGCCGCGTGATTTCCGCCAAATGGCTCGAACAGATGGCCGCCAATTTCGACCCGGACAAATATGGCTGCCGGGTGAACCTCGAGCACATCAAGGGCATCCTGCCGGATAGCCCGTTCAAGGCTTACGGCGACGTGACCGCGCTGAAAACCGAGAAGAACAGCGAAGGCAAGCTGCAACTGCTGGCGCAAATCAACCCGACCGACGAACTCAAGGCCCTGACCGACAAGCGCCAGAAGGTCTACACCAGCATGGAGGTCGACACCGAGTTTGCCGACACCGGCGAAGCGTACCTTGTCGGCCTCGCGGTCACCGACACCCCCGCATCGCTCGGCACCCAGATGCTGCAGTTCAGCGCCGGCGCCGGCGATGCCTCGCCGCTCAAGGGCCGAAAGACCCGGCCGGAAAACCTGTTCTCCGCCGCGATCGAGACCGAACTCGATTTCAGCGAAGAGCAGAAAGACAAAGGGCCGTCGCTGTTCGACAGCATGAAGGCGCTGTTCAAGAAACACGATGCCAAGACGGAAAAAGGGTTCGCTGCTTTCCGCACCGACCTCGAGCAGACCCTCGCGCTATTCGTCAAGAAGCACGCCGATCTAGAAGAAGAGCTCCAGAAACGGCCCTCCGCCAAGGCGTTCGCGGAGCTGAAAGAAGCCCACGAAGCGGTCAAAACCAAGCTCGACGAACTCTACACCAAGCTCGACACCACTCCCGACCAACCGATCCGCTCGCCCGCCCTCGGCGGCAACGGCGGCGAGCTGACCGACTGCTGATCGACCCAGCACGCACCCAACACCAGTAACAGGGAACAGACATGCGCAACGACACACGCACCCAATTCAACAAGTTCGGCGAGCGGCTGGCACAGATCAACGGCGTTCCCAGCGTCAACGAATCCTTCGCCGTCGAGCCCAGCATCCAGCAGACGCTGGAGAGCCGAATCCAGGAATCCAGCGAGTTTCTGACCCGCATCAACAGCGTCGGCGTCGACGAACTCAAGGGCCAGAAGGTCGGTATCGGCGTCAGCGGCCCCATCGCCGGGCGTACCGACGTCACCAGCAAGGACCGCTCGCCGCGCGACGTGTCGAGCCTGGACGCCCAGGGCTACGAGTGCGTATCGACCGAATTCGACACCTACATCCGCTGGGCGCAGCTCGATGCCTGGGCGCGTTTCCCGGATTTCCAGACCCGGCTGCGCAACGCAATCGTTCGCCAGCAGTCGCTCGACCGCATCATGATCGGGCTGAACGGCACCTCGGCCGCCGCCGAGACCGACCGTGCCGCCAATCCGATGCTCGAGGACGTCAACATCGGCTGGCTGCAGAAATACCGCACCGATGCCCCGGCCCGGGTGCTCAAGGACGGTGCCACTGCCGGAACCATCAAGGTCGGTGGAGACGCCAGCGACTATGCCAACCTCGACGCGCTGGTGTTCGACGCCGTCAACGAACTGATCGATCCCTGGCACCGTGAATCCACCGAGCTCGTCGCGATCATGGGGCGCAAGCTGCTGGCCGATAAATATTTCCCGCTGATCCAGCAGCATGCCGAAACGCCCACCGAATCCCGCGCGCTCGACCTGATCATCAGCCAGAAGCGAGTCGGCGGCCTGCAGGCGGTCCGCGTGCCGTTCGTGCCGGACGGCACCATGCTGATCACTAGCCTGGGCAACCTCTCGCTCTACTGGCAGCGCGGCAGCCGCCGCCGCTACGTGCAGGACAACCCCAAGCGCAACCGCATCGAGAACTACGAATCCTCCAACGATGCCTACGTCGTCGAGGACTACGGGTTCGGCTGCCTGATCGAAAACATCACGTTCGCGGAGTAACCGGATGCTGAGCCCAGCCCGCCGGCACTTCCAACGCGTCACCGCCGCCCAGGCGGCCGGTGACGTGGAACCCGGCAAACCCCAGAACGGGGACCAGTACGAACTCATGCTGGCCGCGCTTTACGAAGCGCGCATGCGCCTGAAATCGATCCAGTCGATCGAGCGCAAGATCGAAGCCAAGCGCCAGATCCTGCCGCAGTTCGACGCCTACATCGCCGGCGTGCTCGAAGGCGGCAACGGTGCCCAGGACGAAGTGCTGATGACCGCCATGTTGTGGCGCTTCGACATCGGCGATCTCGCCGGCGCGCTCGCCATCGCCGGCTACGCCCTGCGTCATGGTCTCGACACACCGGATCGCTTCGAACGTGACACGCCGAGCCTCGTTACCGAACAACTGGCCGAAGAGGTATTGAGCCAGCTCGACCAGGCGGCGGATGACGAACGCCAGGCGCTGGCTACCCGCCTTGCCGCGCTGATGTCCGACGCCCGCGGGATGATCGACGGCGCCGACATGCACGACCAGATCTCGGCGAAGTTTCACAAGGCCTATGGCTACGCCTTGCGAGACGCCGGGTGCCTAGGGGCTGCCGTTGAGCAACTCAAGCGGGCACTACAGCTCAACGACAAGATCGGCGTGAAACGCGAGATCGAGAACCTCGAGCGCGCCATCAGGAAACAGGCCGAGGCCGCGCCCGCCGGCAGCGGCGGACAACAGAACGATAGCCAGCCGCCCGGGACCGACTCCGGCACTGGCTAACCACCGAGTCGCACGCCGACGTCAAGGGGGCATCGGGGGAGAGCCGGCCACTGGCCACATCTCTACGATCCCGATCCACCCCCTTCCTAACAGGATCGCGCCATGTCACTCGTCGCCTACGGCAACGGCTCCGAAGCCACCATCGAATCCATCGAGAACAACGGATTCTGGCCGGACATCGATCCCAACGATTTCCGCGACCGGCACCACCTGGGCGGCACCGTCACCACGCCGCGCCTCGAAACCGCGCTGCGCGTCGCCATGGCATCGGTCAACCGGCAGCTATCCGTCTGGCAGGCCAACCGCGTCGATGACGGTTACCCCGCCGCCGACGCCGTGCCGCTCGAACCGTGGCAGGTCGCCGGTCACAACACGCTGCTCTATGTCCGCGCCGTCTATGCCGAGGCCCACGCCAACCTGCTCGAGCGCTATCGCGATGTCAGCGCCACCCGCGACGGCGACGAACGCGGCGAGGCCGCGCTCTCCGCCGCCGACGAATACCGCCGCGATGCCCGCTGGGCCGTAGCCGAAATCCAGGGGCGCACGCACACCACGGTAGAACTGATATGAGCCGTACCGTGCGCAGCCGACAGGGCGACACGCTGGACCTGATCTGCCATCGCGTGCTCGGCCAGACCGCCGGCGTCACCGAGCAGGTGCTCGAGCTAAACCCCGGCCTCGCCGATCTCGGCCCGGTGCTCCCCCACGGCACGCCAGTGACGTTGCCCGACACACCAAAACAACCGCAGCGCACGGGCACCGTGCAGCTATGGGACTGACGCCATGACGCCGCTGCGCCACAACCAACACCAGCCCGATCCGATCATCGTGCTGCTCACGCTCCTTATCGCCAACGCGGGAACCCTCATGGCCCAGCAGATGACCATCACCACCGAAGCCATCAAGACCACGCCGCCGGCCATCGTCACGCTGCTGCACGCCGGCGGCATGACACCCAGCGACTGGGTCACCCTGCTGACGCTCGCCTACCTGGCGCTGCAGATCGGGCTGCTGCTGCCCAAATACCTCGACCGTTTCCGCGCCTGGTGGGAACGGCTGACGGGAGGCAAGCGATGAACCTGAAACGGCTGCTGGGGCGTGGTGCGATCGGCGGTGGCATCGGCCTGGCACTCTCGGTGGCGATTGGCGTCGTCAAGCACTACGAAGGCACCGAGCCGACCGCTTACGAAGACCCGGTCGGCATCCCCACGATTTGCACCGGCCACACCGGCGCGGAGGTTGAACTCGGCCAGACGCTCACCGGCGAGCAGTGCGACGAGCTGCTCGCCGGTGATCTCGGTACCGCGTTCGACGCCATCGACCGCAACGTCACGCCCGAGATCAACGCCACCATGCCGCCGGCGCGCCGGGCGGCATTGGCCTCGTTCATCTTCAATGTTGGCGAGGGCAAATTCAAAAGCTCGACTCTGCTGAAACAACTCAACGCCGGCCGAACCCGCGACGCCTGTAACGAGCTGTCGAAATGGGTCTACGCCGGTGGCCGCAAACTCGCCGGCCTCGTCAAACGCCGGGCCACCGAGCGCGAGCTATGTCTGATGGGGCTGGAATGAAAGCGCGGATCCTTGCCGGACTCTTCGCCCTCGCCATTGCCGGGGCGGCCACCGCCGGCTGGTCCGCCCGTGGCTGGTTCGAGGACGCACAACGCCTGACCGAGGAACGCGCGGCGCGCCTGGTGGCCGACGCCGCCATGCACCGCGAATCGGACATCGCCGCCGATGTCGAACAGCGCCTGGCCGCACTCGGCGATAACGAACGCATCATCGACCGGGGGATCATCCGTGAAATCGAGAAGCCGATTTATCGCAATGTCTGCCTTGGCGATGATGCTGTGCGCCTGCTCAACGACGCCGCCGCCGGACGCGCCCCCGATCCAGCGCAACCTGCTGGCGCGCTGCCCGGAAACGCTGCCGCCGCTGACTGACGGCACTGGCAAGACCGTGGCGCTGACCCTGCGCGAATGGGCAAGCCAGTATCACGGCTGTGCCACACGCCATAACGGCCTCGTGGATGTCATCGATGAGAAAACTCGAAAGCCTGCGCCAACACCTGCTCGATAGCGTTCCCGATCTCGCCCGGGATCCCGACCGCCTGCGCACCTATATCCCCGAAGGCGCGATCGCCTTCAGCCGGGGCCAGCATCTCTCGCATGAATACCGGGTGACCGCCGAGGTCATCATCATCGGCCACAGGGGCGGTACCGATACCGTCGTCATCCCGCTATTGCAGTGGCTCGCCCACTACCAGCCGGACGCCGATCCCCAGCAGGCATTGCGCTTTTCCGCCGAGATACTCTCCAACGAAGAGCAGGATCTGATTTTCTCGATCCAGCTAACCGAGCGCGTCGTCGCCCTGGTGGACTGCGAAGCCGGGCGCATCGAGTCGGAACATCGCATGCCGGAATACCCCATCGACCACTGCCCCGCCGAACACTGGCGGCTCTACGTCAAGGGGCCCGCGCGGGACGACTATGAACTGACCGCCGAGTGGCAATCGCCGTGACCCACGACGATCTCGACCTGCTCGACTCCTGGGTCGAGCCGCTGATCGCCAGGCTCTCGCCCCGGGAGCGCAAGCGGCTCTCGCGCGAGATCGCCATCGCCCTGCGCAAGAGCCAGCAACAGCGCATCCGCAAACAGAAGAACCCCGACGGCACGCCCTACGAACCCCGTGTCGGCGCGAAGAAGACCCGCCGCGCCCGCAGGCGCCTGCGCTTCATCTACCAGAAACCGGGCCACGAGCCCGAAGAGCGCGAAATCGTCAACTGGATCGCCACGCCGCAGACCTACTTCGGCTTCGACGAGCGCCACGGCGGCGACCTGCGCACGTTCAAGAAGATGCGTGTCGTCCGCGTGCTGGAAATGGACCTCACTCCCGTTGCCCGCCCCGGCGCGCGGGGCAAGCGCAGCCCCAGCAATGCCATGTTCCAGAAGCTGCGCACCGCGCGTTACCTGAAAACCAGCGCCACCGCCCACGGTGCCAGTGTCGGCTACGAGGGCCGCATCGCCCACATCGCCCGCGTGCACCAGGAAGGCCTGACCGACAACGTCAATGCGTTCGTGCGCCACGACTACCCAGAACGCGAGCTGCTCGGCGCCACACCGGAAGACATCGAGATGCTCTACGACCTCATCCTGCGCCATCTCGCGATACCCGAGGGCTGACGCCGTTCGTTGTGGATCGCGCATACACAACAGCCAGCGCTAGAGCCCAATTCAACCAGCCGACAGCATGGCGGCATGAACAACGCCGCCGAACTTCTTCGCCTGATTCACAACCTGATCCGCTACGGCACCATCGCCGAGGTGGACCACGCCGCTGCGCGCGTTCGTGTTCAATCCGGCAACATGCTGACCGGCTGGCTGCCGTGGATCGAGCAGCGCGCCGGCGAAACCCGCACCTGGAACCCGCCGACCGTGGGCGAACAGGTCATGTTGTTTTCGCCCGGCGGCGACCCGGCCGTTGCCACGGTGCTTACCGGTATTTTCAGCGCCGTCAATCCCGCGCCGGCGAACGACCCCAACGTAACCCACTGGCTGATGCCGGATGGCGCGGTGATCGAATACGACCACGCCGCGCACCATCTGCGCGCCACGCTCCCCGGCTCCGCCGCGCTCGATGCCCAGGGCGACATTACCGTCACCACCGCCGCCGCGCTCTCCGCCACGGCTGCCGGCGGCGCGACGATCAACGCCAACGTCGTCATCAACGGCAACCTGACGCTGAACGGAAACTTCAGCCAGCCCAGCGGGCAGACCGCGACCATGGCGGGCGATGTGAAATTCACCGGCGCCGTCACCAGCAATGGCAAGGACATCAGCGCAAGCCACAAACACCTCGGTGTACGCAGTGGATCGGATGAATCCGGGGAGGTGGTGTGATGCCCGGCATGTCACGCACCACAGGCGCGACCCTCGACGGCCTCGAGCATATCCGGCAGTCCATCGCCGACATTCTCACCACGCCGATCGGCTCCCGCGTCATGCGCCGCGATTACGGCTCGCTGCTGCCCGAGCTGATCGACCAGCCGCTCAACGACGCCACGCTGCTGCGCGTCTATAGCGCCGCCGTCATGGCCATCATGCGCTGGGAACCGCGCGTCACGATCCAGTCGATCCGCCGCAGCGTCAGCACCACCCAACCGGGTACCGCCACGCTCGAGCTCGACGCCATCACCGTCGATGGCGACGCGGTCACGCTCGACGTACCGATCACGGGGGCCACCGCATGAGCTCGCCCATCGATCTCTCCCAGCTCCCCGCGCCAACCATCGTCGAAGCCCTCGACTACGAGACGATCCTCGCCGAGCGAAAGGCGGCGCTCATCGCACTGTTCCCAAACGACGAACAGGCCGACATCGCCGCCACGCTCGAACTCGAATCCGAGCCGCTGGCGAAACTCGTGCAGGAAAACGCTTACCGGGAACTGACCTGGCGGCAGCGCGTCAACGAAGCGGCGAAAGCGACGATGCTCGCGTTTTCACGCGGCACCGACCTCGACCAGGTCGCGGCCAACGTCAACGTCGAACGCCTGGTGATCGATCCCGGCGACCCCGACGCGGTGCCACCGGTCGAGCCGGTCTACGAGGGCGATGCCGAACTGCGCCTGCGCGCCCAACGCGCGTTCGAGGGGCTATCGGTCGCCGGCCCGCGTGGCGCCTACGTGTTCCATGCGCTCTCCGCCGATGGCCGGGTGGCCGATGCCAGCGCGATCAGCCCCAGCCCGGCGGTGGCCATCGTCACGGTGCTGGCCCAGGCCGGTAACGGCGAGGCCGACCAGGAACTACTCGATACCGTCGAGGCCGCGCTCTCCGCCGAGGACGTGCGCCCGGTCGGCGACCGGCTCACCGTGCAATCGGCCGAGATCGTCGACTACGCCATCGATGCCACGCTGTATCTCTATCCGGGGCCGGAGCAGGAACCGGTGCTCGACGCCGCACGCGCGAAAGCCGAGCGCTACGCCACCGAACAGCGCCGCCTGGGACGGGATATCCGCCTCTCGGCGATCTTCGCCGCGCTGCACGTCGAAGGCGTTCAGCGCGTCGAGCTGACCACGCCGGCGGCGGACCTGGTCCTCGACGATACCCAGGCCTCGAACTGTACCGGCATCACCCTGCGCAACGGAGGCACCGATGAGTGACCTGCCTCGCGCCCAATCCTTGCTGCCGCCGAACGCCACCACGCTGGAACGCGCCGCCGCCGAGGCGCTGGCCGAAATCCAGCGCGTACCGGTGCCGCTGCGCCAGCTCTGGAACCCGGACGAATGCCCGGCGCGGCTGCTGCCCTATCTCGCCTGGGCGTTCAGCGTCGACCGCTGGGACCCGGCATGGAGCGAAGCGACCAAGCGCAGCGTCATCCGCGCCGCCTTCTACGTGCACCAGCACAAGGGAACGATCAGCGCGCTGCGCCGCGTGGTCGAGCCGCTCGGTTATCTGCTCGAGGTCGAGGAGTGGTGGGAGACCAGCCCGGCCGGCGTGCCCGGCACCTTCTCCCTGCAAATCGGCGTGCTCGACGAAGGCATCACCGAGGAACGCTACACCGAACTGACCCGACTGATCGACGACGCCAGGCCACTGACCCGGCATCTCGTCGGGCTCGATCTCGCCGGCGAGACGCGCGGCCCGATTTATCTGGGCGGCACGACCTACGACGGCGATCAGACCGTCGTCTACCCGTACCTGCCGGCGGTCATCGCCAGCCACGGCGCAACCTATCTCGCCGCCGGCGTGCATGTTGTCGATAGCGCCAGCGTCTACCCGCAACCGAATTCATAACAGCGACAGGAACCGCCATGGCCCAGTACTACACCGTGCCCACCACCATCGGCCAGGCCAAACTCGCCAATGCCGTGGCCCTGGGCGTCCCCATCGAAATCGTCGAGATGGCCGTCGGCGACGGCGGCGGTAGCACGCCCGATCCGGACAGCTCACGCACCGCGCTGATCAACGAAGTGCGCCGCGCGCAGATCAACGCCAGCGAGACCGACCCCGACAACCCGAGCTGGATCGTGATCGAGCAGGTCATCCCGCCGGACATCGGCGGCTGGACCATTCGCGAGGTTGGCGTGTTCGATGCCGATGGCGACATGATCGCCTACGGCAACTACCCCGAGACCTACAAGCCGGTACTGTCTGAAGGATCGGGGCGGACGCAGACGATCCGCTTCGTGATGCAGGTTTCGGACACCGCCGCGGTGACGCTCAAGGTCGACCCCAGCATCGTGCTCGCCACGCGCGGCTACGTCGACGAAGCCCTCGAGGCTCATGAGCAAAGCCGCAACCACCCCAACGCCACGACTACGGCGAAAGGGCTGGTCGAGCTGGCCACCTCGGCGGAAACCAAAACCGGCAGCGACAACACTCGCGCCGTCACCCCGGCGGGCAACAAAGCCGCGCTGGATGCCCACCGTGGCGAAGCCGGAGCCCATGCCGCCGACCGCATCTCCCTCGGCGCCCTGGCCAAACTCGGCAACCCCTCGACGGTCCAGGACGCACTGGCTGCCCTCGGCTCCGCCGCCGTGCGCGACGAAGGTGCCGGCAACGGGTTGGATGCCGACAAACTCGACGGCCAACAGGGCAGCTACTACCGCAACGCCAATAATCTCAAAGCGGGTACGGTGCCCAAGGCGCGGCTCAGCGGCAGCTACGACATCAGCATCAGCGGGAAGGCGGCCAATGCCGACGAACTCGGCGGTCAACCCGGCAGCTACTACCGTAATGCCGGCCACCTGAATAGCGGCACGCTGCCGAAAGCCCGGCTTTCCGGCAGCTACGACATCAGCATCAGCGGGAAGGCGGCCAATGCCGACGAACTCGGCGGTCAACCCGGCAGCTACTACCGTAATGCCGGCCACCTGAATAGCGGCACGCTGCCGAAAGCCCGGCTTTCCGGCAGCTACGACATCGACATTAGCGGCAACGCTGCCACGGCGACTAACGCCAGCAAACTAGGGGGACAGGCGGGCA